AACTGGTTTCCCTGTACGTCAGGAAGTTGTTCTTTCAGACAAGCAAGACTTCTATGCTCAAGCAAAACGTGAAGATGGCGGTATAGTCTTCTACACAGGTCTAAACTCCAACGGAGACCTTTATATAGGTAACAAGAAGATCAACGCTATTACAGGCGAAGAGACCTTCCTTGAGCAAGCATTACTTCTTGAAACAGAGGATGATGATGACAAGATTGGTGTATTAGTAACATCATTTGATACTGCTGTTACATTCAATGATAAGATCACTGTTGAAGGTAAGGCATTCTTCCAGAATCCTGTAACCATTACTGTTGATCCTTCTGTTGGTGATTCTTTACGTGTACAAAGTTTAGTTGATGGTTCAACTGGCGATCCAACACTTTCACGTCAAAGTTTCATTAATAATAAGTCTGGTGATATTGTTCTAACCGAGAACCAAGTTAATGCTGCTGTATTTGCATTTAACCCAAGAGGTAATCTTACTGATCCAGGTCAGGTTTATACTATAAAGACACATTATACAGGTGGTAAACCATCAAATACTACACCTAATCAAAGTGAATTAGTTGTTAATGGTGGTACTTCATTCTATGCTGAACAGACTATTACATATGGTTCTTCTAATACACCAGTAGATGGAGATATTCTTCTTAAAGGTAAGGAAGTAGGTAAGTCTGGTTCATGGGGATGGATCTATGCAAACTACTATACAGAAATTAATGATTCTAATATCCTTAAGGTAACTACAAATGGTACTACAACAGTAGAGATTGAGTGGGCAGTTGGTAGTAATAATGCTGGACTTGATGTAAAGGTAGGTAATTTAATACGTATTTCTAACTTTAGCAATACATTTATAAATGGTATCTGGACTATTACCGAGGCAGATCAGGCAGGTGTTGATAATAATAAGTGTAAGCTTGTAGTATTCAATACAATTGGTGCTGAAGTATTTGACTGGGCATCACAAGGTGCTGGTGCTGCAATAGAGGTATCTAATTCTAGTTGGAAGGAAATAGGTGTAATCGGTGCTGAAGCACTACGTACAGAGACACAGGTACCAGGCGATCTTAAGTTGGGTGTTAACACAATTGCTAGAATGGCAATTGAGGGTGCTTTAACTGGTCATGTAAATCAGGATACAGAACCTCGTGCTAACCTAGATGTTGTTGGTAATGCATTCATTAGTGGTAAGACATTAATAGATGGAGCAACTAACAACTACCTCGGTGAACCATCTAATAACAAAACATACTTTGATGTAACAAATGCATTCTTGGTTGGTGGTGACAGTTCCACTCCAAATAATGCTGCTACATTACGTGTTTCTACTGCTAACGGTGGACGTGTTGGTATTAACACTACTATTGGTTTAGCAGCAGAGAATGAATTAGATAAAAACTTGGTTGTTGTTGGTGATGCAAGATTTACAGGAAATGTTCAAATAACTGATGATTTAAGTGTTGATGGTGGAGACATTAACAGCACTGCTGGAACATTCAATTTCGTTAATACTGATACAGACTTCTTCATTGGTCTAAACAATGCAGAGTCTATCACTCTTGGTAATAATACCACACAGTCACAACAAATAAACGTTGGTAACAACGTTGCTGTTGGTCAAACCCATGCATTTAGAATGGGTGCTTCTGCTGGTAATAGTATACTTGAGATACACAAAGGAACTAGTAGTTCTATCGTAGATATTGGTAGTGCTACTGATCAGGTAACAAGTAATTGTACTATCACTCTTGGTGGTGCTGCTGCAAATCCTGCTAGTTCAACACTAATTGGTACATACCAGACAAAGACTGCTGGTACATTAGAGATCGGTTCTTTTGCTGGTACATCCGAGACACGTATCTTTACTCAAGCAGGTAAGGTTAATGTATTTGATGGTACTGATACTACTCAATTAACATTAGGTCTTAACTCTTCTAAAGTTGATATTGCATCTCTTGGTGGTAATACTACTGTAAGGAATAGTCTTAATATTCTTGCAAGTACAACTGGTAATTCTGACATCAAACTGGTTGGTGGACAGAAAGCAGGTATTATTGAAATAGAAAGAGATAGGTTTGGTGCAGGAAGATCAACACATGTTGTAGGTTCTCTTGAAAATCCTAACGTAGACTTCCTTAAGTATAGTAATACAGGTAAGTTGATTGATACACAGGGTGTTGGACCTTGGGGTGGAGATTCATATCTAGTTTCATCAGGTCAAATTGTTAATATCGATACTATTTCTCCATCACAGAGTTCTACATGGGTTGCTAATACTACATACTCATTCGTAGCACCTACAGGTGGATCTGGTACAGGAGCATTAGTCACAGTCATCGTTGACGTTAATGGAAATGCTACTATTGAGATGGTTGCTTCAGGATCTAATTATGCAGATAATGATGATCTTACAATATCTGCTGCTGATTTAGGTAATCCAAGTGGTGATGATATTACATTTAAAGTTCAAGGTGTTAGTGCATCTGGTTCTTTATATGTTTTACCAATAACACAACCTTCTATCAGTGACTTTAGTATTGGTGATTTACTACTGATTGAAAGAGGTCATGCAAGTTCTCCTGATGGTTTAAATCCAGATGGTACAACACTTACCAAGAATGAGAGTCAGAATGAGATAGTTAGAGTTGAAGGATTACTTAACATTACTAATGGTAATGATCCAGATGGTTATAGAATAGCAGTTACTCGTGGACTTGATGGTACTACAAAGAGAACTGATCACCCAGATAATTGTGTCATTGCGAAACTTGATAAGCAAGTTAACGCAACATACATTACAGGATTTGACCTTGATCTTGATGATGAGATAGATCCTATATCAAGTCTCCTGTTATCTAATACAGATATTGCTGGTACAACTCTGGTTTCTACTGGAAATGACATTCTAACTATCAACTGGGGTAACAGTAAGACTAATGCTGATTTGAGTATTGATTATGGTGAGTCTATCGCTATTAGTGGTAGTACAACATCAGAATTAAATGGTGAGTGGATTGTGCAGAGTGGTTTAACTCCTACTGGTACATCATGTACAGTTAAGATAGGAGGTAATCTTGCTGCTGGTACAGTACTTTGGGATAATGAACCAACAGAAGCAGAGATTAGAGTCAAGAGTGCTTCTAATCTTATTGATGATGATCAAAATGTAAGGATAGGTGTTGCAGAATTTGGTGGAGTCTTAACGGAATTTGATTATCTCTTACTATCTGATACAGAGATAGTTAAGGTTGTAGATCTTATCAGTACAGAGATTAAATCTCTAATTGTAACTGATGGTGGAGATCCAGAGAATAGAACCTTTGAAGTACAATCACTAACAGGAAATACCAAACTACAAGGTGACTTGGGTGTTGGTCAAGGATATAATAAATTAACTGTTAATGCTGTTACTGGTGATACCACTATCGCTGGTAAACTAACCATTGAGGATTCATTTACTCTTAACGGTTCAGTAGTAGAGGAGACAGAGTGGTTTAGATTAACTAATGGTGGATCTAATACCATCACAAAGAGAACTACATTAGAAGTAGATACTGCAACTGGTGATTTAACCATCAATGGTGGTGATATTGATATCTTTGGTGATGATGGCACTACACCAAGATTGAAATTTGTTAATTCTTCTGGTGACTTTACATCATATGGTTCATTCTCTGCTCTAGGTACAGGTACAAGTACATTTGGTGGTGACCTAGTTGTAACTAAAGATGCAACTATTAATGGTGGTGATTTAACAATTAATTCTGGAGGAAATAAAATCTTCAGTGTTGAGAATGACGGTGCTGTTAATATTGCTGGTATATCTAACTACTTCACCCAGACAGGTGGTAGGAAGTGGGAATACTCTGCTGACTTTGAAATTAATGCAGCAGTCAATACAAATTATGTGTTGGATGTTTCACAGAATACAGTTGTTAAACTACCACAGAATCCATTAATCGGTGATATGATTCGTATCATAGATATAGGTGGACTCTTAACATACAACATGTCATTGGTTATTAGAGCAGCAACAAATGTTAAGGTACAAAACGCTAGTGATAATACAGGAACTGCAATGTTGTCAGGTAATACTGCTGACTTAAGTGCTTATCAAGGTGGTGAATTAGTTGTTCAAACTCCATTTGCTGGGTTTGCATTGTTATACGTAGGAAATAGTACACCTGATGGTGGTACTGCTGCTCCTACATCCAAAACTGGTTGGTATCTAATAGAAGTATAAATGTTTTATCAAGAATCTAAAACTGCTAAAGCAGCAGCTATTGGTACAATTATGCCGTGGGGTGGAGGTATAACTTCTATCCCTAAAGGTTGGATTATATGTGATGGTCAATATGTAGATGCTGGAGCATATCCTTTATTAACTCAAACTATTGGTGACACGTATAATACTGGTACCAGTTCATTGGGTGGTAGTTTTCCAGCATATTCAGGTACACTTAAGATGCCAAATCTTAATGAGAAAGCACTGATGGATGTAGAGGAGGCATATTTTACTGGTGGTGGTTCACCTACTGGTAGAGTTGCTGATGAAGATACTGATGCAAGAACATTATTATCACCAAAGATAGGTACACATGAGAGTCAATCTATTGTTACATCATTTACTGATGTTTTCACTGATATAGTATTCACTCTTCCTGCTACTGATGCTACAGGATATGCTGGAAAGATTACAGGTAATACTAAAATAGATGGTGAAGGGTTCCATACAGTATACATAGCACCAAGAAAACTTGGTAGAAAGCATGTCAGGAGGCATACACATCCTGGATCACATGAGACAATACAAGATTTTAGTAGAACACAACCAGGTGAAGGTGTTATACCTTTTGGTGAAGTAGAATATAGTATAAGAATGCAAGCTATTGACAATATATCAGGTGATGATGAAGGTGATACATATTATTGGGGTTGGACTGATGATATTCAAGGTGGTGATAATCAATATGCATCTAGATTTACTGCTCCTGCTATAAGTGTTGGTGAGACGCAAGCCGTCACAGCTGCTGGTGCTCCTGGTGATGCAGGTTCGTACAACTGGTTCCCATCATCTGCACAAGGAGGAGCATATACAAATGGACCATATGGTTCGCAAACTAATTTGTATCAATTATGGTGGCCTGATGCTTCGCAAACTGATGTTCCTGATGGTCTTGATAACGGTTCTTTTGGTGTTATTTTAGCAAAGGTTGAATCTACACCACCACCATATGATTTGACACCAATAGGAGTTACTGATACTCCATTGTCAGATAGATTTCTGCAAACAGATCATCATCCTAGTGGACCTAGAATAGATTCAGATAATACTATAAAATTTGCTGATGGAGGTGGTACTCTTACGGTTCCTAATGGTTATAGAAATTATTATATAGATGCTACTCCTGCTGAAATAGGTACTGAAATTCCATTACCATATCAACCAGGTATAGACGTATTTCCTGATACTGATCTTTTAATCCGTGGTACTCTTATGGAGCATCCTGGATATAATTTCACATCAAATTCATCAAATGATATAATTCGGACACATACACATGATGATTTTGATATTGAATTTGATAGTACAAGATTAAAACAAAGAAGTAGTCTTGTTGCTAACGTAAATATACCAACACAAACAGATTTTTTGGGTAATGCTGATAATAGAAATGCCCTACAAATAGATTTTAACGTATCACAACCACAAATGACCTGTGTTTACATCATAAGAGCATACTAATGGCAAAATCACAATCTACTAATTACGCTAGACAGAAGGCACATTATGGTGGAATAGTTGGGACTATTCAACAGAATGCTATAGAAGGTGTCTTATTAGATAAAGATCCTACAAATCCCATATTCAAGGAAAATTTTCCTGCAGGATTTTTAGCGTGTGATGGTCGAGTATATAATGTTAAAGATTATTATTGTTTAGCACAAACTCTTGGTGTTGGTGATGAGTGTAGATTTAAAAAAGATGGTACAACATTAAGAAATCCAGATTTAGAAACAGGTGATTTAGGTCAGTTTCAAGTACCAGATTTGGGATCTAAAGTCATGGTTGGTGGTAGAGGTACTGGATCATATGCTGGTTTAACTAAAGAAGATAAACCAAATCTTAATAGAGTTGGTGTTGAGGTAGAAGCAAGTAGTAATGTTGGTACTAGAGTTAATTGCAATTATAATGGGTATATGCAAATAGATCCTGAACCAACTATCAATTTTAATGGAAATATTAAGTATAATATGATTAGGAAGACTAGTCTTCACAGTATGGATATTGAAGAATTTCAGGCACATTCTCACGAAACACCAAATAAGAAGGTGTTAAATTATACTGGAAATGCTAAAATTGATGGTGATGGTAAAACTACTGCTGCAGCAGAAGAAAATCCATTTGCAGATGTTAATGCTTTTGGTGGTAATGTACTTGAAGAGACATCTGTTAATCCTACCAGCAATTTAACATCTCAACACCTCCATAGTTTAACTAGACCAACAGAATACTCTCATAATTTTACATACAAATATAGTACTACACAAGTTAATTTAGATGAGATGCAATCATATATCGATGTAGATATATCAAATTTGGATGTTCTAAATCAAGTAGTAACACCATTTGTTATGGTTCATTATATAATCAAATTTTAATAAGAATATCAAATGGGATTTCAAGCAGGTCACTTTAATACTTACGGCAACCCACTCGTCTGTAGTTATAATGTTTTTTGGTTTCCTGATGGTAGCGACTGGGTTTATGATGAGATAAGCAATTGGTACATGTATTTCTTTGGTAGGTATGCTGAATCTGGTGGTGCTGGATATTGGAAAGGTACCTTTACTAATCCAAGCAACATGTCTGTGTATGGCAGCTCTGCTTCAACAAGTGTATACACCACGTCCCTTTTTACATTCATTTATTACGGTGGTGCTGGTGAAAGAGCAGCAGTTGCTTCTAATGGAAGGCATACAGGCATGTCAACTGGTCCTTGTCCCGTTTATGGTTGTACTGATCCTAATGCAAACAACTATAATTCTAGTGCTAATACTAACGATGGATCTTGTACATATAATTATGGATGTACTGATCCAAATGCCAATAACTACGACCCTAATGCATATTATGATGATGGATCATGTACATACATTCAATACGGTTGCATGGATCCAAATGCAAACAACTATAATCCCAATGCTAATGTTAACCAAGGGTGTACGTATAATTCACCAACTGTTTCTTTCACTAGAAATCCAACTTCAATAATACAAGGACAATCTTCTACATTGTCGTGGAATACAAATTATGCTACATCTGGTACAATACCACAATTAGGATATACTATATCACCAGTAAGCAGTGGTTCTAAAGTTGTTAATCCTAGTACAACTACAACATATACTATAAATCTTTCTGGATATGGTGGAACTAGTACAACTGCTAGTACAACTGTAACGGTTTATGTTCCACCCAATGTTAATATATCGGTATCACCAACCACTATTGCTCAAGGAGGTAGTGCAACGTTGTCTTGGAGTACAAGTGGAGATGCTAGTTCTGCTAATATTAACCAAGGTGTTGGGTCAGTACCATTAAGTTCAACTACTACAGTAAGTCCAACATCTACAACCACATATACTATTAGTGTCAGTGGGTCTGGTGGTAGTGATAGTGCTCAAGTTACTCTTTCTGTTTTACCACCACCATCTGCTAGTATTACTGCTTCACCAAATCCATTACCATTTGGAAGTAATGTAACAATAAATTATAGTAGTTCTAATGCTAATACTGTCAATTTATACAGGTATTATACTATTGATAATACCCAGACTCAAATGTTGACAACATCTCTTCCTGTAAACCAAAGTGGTACTGTAACAGACACAATTACTTGGACTGATTATGATGGTGAGTTTGATCCAACATTAAATGCAGTGCAGTATACAATTTCAGCAAGCAATGGAGTTACTACTGGTAGTGCTCAAAGTGGTGTAATTTCTGTAGCACAAGATAAGATGCCTGATCTTATTACTATTCCACCATCAGATGGTTTAGACAGAGATGAAGAACCAGTAATATCACCAGTTGTAACAACAAGTGCATTGTTGGTTGATGATATTGATGTACCAGTTGAAATCAAAGCAGATGCTCCAATTAAAGTTGAAATTGATGGTGATGGTACCTGGCGAGATGTTCAGGAAATATGACCATAAATAGCTACGATACTAATAGATAAGAAATGACTACGTATCAATTTGGAAATTCACCAGTATATGTCAGCGAGGGACAGACCGTTCGTTTTAGGTTTGAAGCACCTTCAGCGTGGGATACTACTGAAAGTGTAACAGTTCAAATTGGTCTACAAACTACTGTATGGTATATCAGCACAGTTCCTGCAGACTTTGCTCCAGATCCATTTCCATTCACATCAATAGATGACGCAGATCCAGATACTCTTTACACATATGGTGATGGTAATAGGGTAGGAGAAACTATTGTTACTGTTGCTGGTCTGACTGCTGACACAGAAGTTGGAGTAGCATTAACATCTTCACATACAAATCCAACTGTTAGTGAGGTAGCAGTAAGACGTAAGAGAGTAAGTCAAGGTGAAACTGCTTGGGGTGCTTGGTCTATACCAAGTGGATGGTTGGTATCAAATACTGATCAATTACAATTAAGATTAAAGTCTAACCCTAATGGAGGGTTGAGTTATTATGCTGATTTAAGAGTTGGTACAAGGACAGAGAAGTGGACTATTAATACTAAAGTTCCACCACCAAATTACCCTAATCCAGTACCAGATTATGGTACTTTAGAAGATCAACCATTGGATACTGATGTTTATAGTAACATAGTACAGATTCAGGGTATGTCTGATTTTGGAATAGTATCTACTGATAATGGTGCAAAGATTGGTATATCAACTACTGGTGCTTATAGTACAAATGATGATGGGTTTAGTGTATTATCTGGAGTAACATTTGTTGATTCTTCAACTAATCCTACTATTACTAATAGTAAATGGATACAGTTGATGGTGACAACACCAGCAACTGCTAATACTGCTATTACAAATCAAGTTACCATTGGTAGTGGTGCTGGTAATGCTGCAGTTCCATGGAGAGTTGAGACAGGTGATTTACCATCAGAAACTCCTGCTAATTTTGTATTTTCCAATAAAGTTGATCAGTTGGAAGATGCTTTAATTGAATCTGATCAACAACCTCCTAGTGGTGTTACTGAACTCGGTACTGATGTATCAGTTGATGTTATATTATTATCTACAACTGGTTCAGCACCAGGTGTTAGAATACAACATGATGGTTCATGGTCTAGTTGGGGAATATTCCCTGCATCAGTTGTACTTGGTGATAAGATACAAAT